TATTAAAATCCTAACCCGAAAGGACTGGAATTATGGCAAATCATATAAAACCCACTGCTGAAGAACTGGAAGAAAGCTCAAAAGCTCTTGCAAAAGAAGCTGAAGAGTTAATGCCCAAAGATGAAGGTAGTGAAGAACCAACTGAGATAGAAAAAGACGAAAATGAGGGCAAAGAACAGGTCGTTTTTGAGAGTGAACCAGAGGAAGAACAAGAAGCTCCAGAGGTAGAAGAAAAAGAAGAGAAAAAAGAGGTAAAACCAGAGGTAGAGAAAGAAGACTATAAAACTAAGTTTATTCACTCCACCAAAGAAGCCCAAATGCTTTATTCAAAAAACAAAAAGCTCCAGGAAGCTTTTGATAGAGCTGGCAAAGTAGAACCCCCAACCGAAGAAGAACTAAACAGCGAGTTTAGTGATTGGGACATCATGAGTGATTTGGAAAAGAAACTAGCCAAAGACAATCTTATTAATAAGAAAAGATTTGAAGCGATTGAGCAGTTTAATATTGAAAACCAGCAAATGAGTGTTTGGGATAGTAAAGTTGATGAGTTTATCACAGATCCAAATACGCTGGTCAAATACAAAAGCCTTGATGGTAAAGAAGATGAGTTTAAACTGTTTGCTTCAAAGGATAGTAGAAGAGGTAATGACTTTGATGATATTGTTTCAGCGTTTCTTTATAAGATAGATCAAGTTAAGCCAGTGAAGAATAAAGGCAAGATGATGGAGAGTGGTACTGGTGGAGCTAGTAAAAAAGCAGAACCAGCCAAGAAAACACTAAGTGTTGAAGAGGGTAGAAGACTAAGAAAAAGAGATTACGCAAAGTGGAAAGAGATGCTTAAAGCTGGCAAGATTGATGAGACTTAAATTGCCGACTTGACAAGAAATATTTCTGTACGCTAGTGTATAGATAAGTTGCTTCCTAACCCCTTTTTTGGGACTGGTAAGAATATTATTAGTTATACCGAAAGGGGAATATGGCAAGTGCCTACGCAACTAAGATAGCTGAGGGTTTTTCCCAGCGACTCTTAAAAGAAGTTTACGATACTTCACTCACCGATGTGATTGTAAACAGAGATTATGAAGGTGAGATTAATGAAGTGGGTTCAAAATTAAACATTTTGAACATCGCTATGATTTCAGAAAAGACTTACTCTGGAGCTAACTTAACAGCAGATGATCTCTACGAGAACAACTCTGTTTTAGAGATAGATCAATATAAGTCTTTCTACTGGAAAGAAAAAACCATTGATCGTTGGTTGTCCTATGTGAAGAATCCACACGCCACTGTCGTTGCCCAAAAAGCTGACGAGAGAAACAAAAATATGGATGAGTTTGTACTCGGTCTATATGGTGATGTTGGTGCAGGTAATAGAGTCGGTACAGATTACACGACTGGTACTGTTGAAGTTGATGCAACTACTGGTCAAGTAACTGGATCTGGCACAACCTTCACTGCATCTATGGTTGGTCGTGGATTTAAAGCTGATGGACACGATGTCTGGTATAGAGTTAAATCCTATTCATCTGGTACTTCAATCATTATTGAAGACGACAAAGATGATGTGGACAGTGCTTATACTGGTGGTGCGATTGAAGCTGGTTCTTCTTATACCATTGAAGCTGTTAGTGCAGTGGAAATTACCACAACTAACTTGCTTGAAAAGGTGGCTGATCTTAACGAGAAGCTTGATAAAGCTGAGAGTTATGGATACTCTTCAGTTCCCGACAGCAATCGTTGGTTAATTGTTCCACCCGAGTTCAGAGGTTTGATGGTGAGAGCAACAGGCGTATCGCTTCATGTTCCTGAAGTTTATAGCGACTTAGTTAAAAAAGGTATGATTACTGAGCTACAAGGCTTTAAAGTATTCATGTCTAATAGACTAACTGGCGACAACACTGATGGATACAGAGTATTAGCAGGTCACAGCAATTGGTGTACATTTGCTGAGAAACTTTTAGAAGCCGACATTGAAGAAGATTTGATCGGTAACTTTGGATCAGCTTACAAAGATCTCTTTGTATATGGTGCTAAAGTCACTGACTCAAGACGACATTTTGCGACTGAAGGTTTCTGGACTTTTGCTTAGTCTGGATAATTAACAGTTAATTGGGCGAGGTGGAAGCTGATGGATATTGGCTTCCACCATTCCCAAACATAGAAAGTAAAAGGAGCAAAAAATGTCTACTTTTCAAATAAAATCTGATTTACCTAAATCAGTACAGGATTAGATTGATCGCATTGAAGCGATTGATGAAACTTTAAGATCTAATAGCGAAGCAGACTTTTTAACTGCTCGGACACCTTACAGAACCAACAGGGTTATTCGCTACGCAACAGAGGGAATCACAACTCCCCAACAACCAAGCAACTCAAGTGGAAACATACTTGAAGCTGAAGGCAATACACTGCCAACAGGCTATGAGGGGTTTGCTAAAGGTGCTAAGTTTTATGACCTAGATAAATCTGGAAATAATGTATATATAAATATCGGTGATGATGACAGTGCTGATTGGATGTTAATTGAAGGTAAGTTTATCTCTACCTCTCCAAGTCCAAGTGCTTCTATTAGCTTAAGCCCAAGTGCTTCTGCAAGTGAGAGTGCTTCTGCAAGTCTATCGCCTTCTGCGAGTGTGAGTTTATCTTCATCTCTCTCGCCTTCTGCTAGTGCAAGTGAGAGTGCAAGTATTAGCTTGTCTCCAAGTGCCAGTGCTTCTGAGAGTGCTTCAGTATCTCTCAGCCCAAGTGCCAGTGCTTCACCTAGTGCCAGTCAGAGTCCAAGTGCAAGTATAAGTCCATCTCCATCAGTCTCGGTGAGTTTGAGTCAATCTTTATCACCTTCTGCGAGCTGGTCACCAAGTGCTTCGCCTTCGCTAAGCTCTAGCTTGAGTCCTAGTGAAACACCAAGTGCTTCTATAAGCTTGAGTCCTAGTGCAAGCTCAAGCCCAAGCTCTAGTGCTTCACCAACACCAAGTGCAAGTCCTTCATCTAGTGAGAGTCCTTCACCCTCATTCCCTGAAGTTTAGTACTTGAGTTAAACATTTTAATTTGCTTTAATGGATAGTATGAGTTTACTGTCCATTATTGTTCCTGCAAGAAATGAGAGATATTTAGACTCTACCATCAATGATATTTTAGTTAAAGCTAAAGGTGATGTTGAAGTTATTGCAGTACTGGATGGATACTGGTCTCCCATCATTGAAGATGAGAGAGTTCACTACATCCATTTTTCCGATTCAAGAGGTATGCGAAACGCCATTAATTGTGGAGTGTCTATTGCTAAAGGAGAATATATCTTAAAAAGCGATGCTCACTGTATGTTTGATGAGGGTTTTGATGAGATCTTAAAGACTGATTTAAAGGATTATTGGGTAAGTGTGCCAACAAGAAAGCGATTAGATCCAGAGAACTGGGTGCTAACTGAGACTCACAAAGCTGATATTAACTATCTGTACCTAGCTCATCCCGAAGACGAGAGTGTCTGGGGTGGCAAAGGTTTGCAAGGTAAAGAGTGGGTTAGCAAAAACAAGGATACATCGCTTAAAAGTGAGTTAATAGTTGATTTAATGACTTTTCAGGGTTCGGTATGGATGATGAAGAAGGATTACTTTCACAAGCTAGAGCTGATGGATGAGTTAAACTATGGCGAGTTTGCCAAAGAATCACAGGAGATTGGACTGAAGTGCTGGTTGTCTGGTGGAAGAGTGATTAGAAACAAAAAGACCTGGTATAGTCACTGGCATAAGCCAAAGAGTAATGGGCGTGGGTATTCACTTTCAAAAAGTGAGTGGGAAAAGGGAACAGCGTTTAGCAATAATTGGATGACATTTGGTAAAGCTTGGGATAAACAGACAAAGGATATTAGTTATTTGGTAGATAAGTTTAATCCACCTGGATGGAAATAGATGTATTTGAGTAAAACCCCCCTTGATCTTACTGTGATTTATTACACTTCAAACAATTTAGAAGAGAAAAACCCCATTTTTGTTAAAAACACTAAAAAACAGTTACTAAAAGCAATTGGAGATCATCCATTAATTAGCGTTTCACAAAAACCGATGGACTTTGGGTACAACATCTGTGTAGGAGACATTGGAAGATCACACAGAAACATTTATTACCAGATTCTAGAGGGCTGTAAGGTAGCAAAAACGGCTTATGTAGCGATGGCTGAAGATGACATACTCTATTCTTACAATCACTTTCACACTTACACCCCAAAGGGTAATAAGTTTGCCTACGATATGGCAAAATTATCACTTTTCACATGGACTAGACCACCGATGTTTAGCTTTAGAACCAAAAGGATGGTGGTTAATCAGTTAATAGCTCCCAGAGACTATTTGATTGAAGCTCTGGAAGAGAGATTTAAGCGAGCTGAAGAGCTAAAGGCGATGGGTTGGGATGATAACAAGATTAATTCAAGGTGGGGAGATCCTGGAAGATATGAAAATAAGCTAGGTGTCACTGTTAGAGAGAGAGAAGAGTTTTACTCTTCAGTGCCAAGCATAGTCTTTACTCACGAAAATGCCTATGGTTATGAAACTAATCATGGCAAGAAGAAGTTGCTCGGTGATATTCGCATCATTGAAGAAGCCCATTGGGGTAGAGCTGAAGATGTATTGAGACAATATTATGAATAAGCAAAAACAATTGTGGGAAAACCTTAGCAGGGAAAACTCAAAGTACTACATCAATTCTGATTTTGGTAAATCAATCACTGACGAGCAATTTAAAGTCAGTGGGATTAGTGACTATAACAGACTAATCAAGAGTGATGAGTTAATTGATAATTATGATTCAATTCTGGATATTGGTTGTGGGACTGGAAGACTAACTGCATCAATGGCTTATTACTTTGATCGGGTAATTGGGATTGATATATCAGGGGAAATGATTAAGCAAGCTAAAGAGAGACTCTATGACTTTGATAACATTGAGCTAATTGAGACTAATGGCTACACTATACCCTTAAGTGATAAATCAGTTTCTAATGTTTTTTCCTACCTAGTGTTTCAGCACATGAAGACTGAGGGGATGGTTGAGTCAAACTTTTCTGAAGCGTACAGAGTGCTTAAATCAGGTGGTTTGTTTAAGGTGAGACTTAGAACCGACAAGGTTGAGAGAATGGATAAGTGGTGGGCTGGCGTTTCTTACACACCAAAGCAAGCATTTAACTTAGCTGAGTTTTTTGATTTTGAAGTAATTAAGAGTGAAGCAGTCAAAGACTATGGACTTTGGTTGTGGTTAAGGAAGTTTTAAATGAATACCACCATCATCTACTACACCTCAAATCGTGAAGATGAAGCACTTGAGCAAAAGATTAGGGACAACATCCTTAAAGTTTGTGGTGATACAGCCATCATTTCTGTCTCTCACAAACCCATTGATTTTGGGTATAACATCTGTGTGGGTGAGAGAGAAGCTTGTAATCATAACTTATTTAGACAAATTGAGATTGGAGCTAAGATTGCTGAGAGTGACTTTGTGACTTTTGCTGAAGCTGATTGTCTCTACACTAAAGAATACTTTGCCTACATTCCAGAGAACATCAATCAAACTTATAAGTGTGATAATAACTACATTTTAAATGAGTGGGGTAAAGGTCAGTATGCTGGCTTTTATCAAAAAGAGGTTGGCACATTTTCTCAGGTTACTGGTAGGGAGTATCTGCTCCAAGAGATCAAAGAGATACTAGAGGGAAGACCATATTGGGACAGAAGAAGAAAAGGAAAGCCACTAGAGCTGTTTAGATATAAGCGATGGGAGTTGTTTCACTTAGACAATCCAATTGTCAGTTTAAAGACTGGCAAGGGTATGAGTAAGCATACTAAAATAGTAGAACCACCAGTTGATGACATTCCCTATTGGGGAAACTGTCATGACTTAAGAAGGGAGATGTTTTATGAATAGTGCATTGTGTGGAACTCATATACCAGCGTTAGTGAAGTTACTTAAGCACTTAGATAAACCAGTTTTAGAGCTTGGTATTGGTTGGAGTTCTACCCCTCTACTTCACTGGATGTGCAAGGAAAAGAAACTGGATTTAATCTCCATTGAGAGTGATGGGGAGTGGATTAAAAGCTTTAGAACTTTTAGAAGTGATACTCACAGTATTCTTCAAGCAGATGAGAACTTTACTCTTAACTTTGAGTTGCCTGATAACTTTAGTTTAGTCTTTGTAGATCACAAGCCAGCTAGGAAGCGAAGAGCAAGTGCAGTATTTTTTAAGGATAGAGCTGACTTTATTGTGCTTCACGATAGTGAATTAGCTGACCATAGAGCTTACAAGTACACTCCCATTTATGATCTGTTTAAGTACAGGCTTGAATACAGAGGTGTTGATAAACCATACACAATTGTTTTAAGTAATAGGATTAATTTAAAGGAGATCTTTTAATGAAAAAGCTTGGTAAACCCCAGAGTGATGCTGATGTAATTAATGGTGAACCTAAAGTGTTACTGATTG